TCATTGAGAGCGTTGGCTTTCGTTGCCTATCAAGGACTGAATGGACCCGCCTTTGAAGAGGAAGAGATCATTGTCGCGGGGGGTGGCTTGGTCTGCGGCTGGATCGCCTGGGTCATGCACAAGACTCTGATCGGACGATGGAGGAAGCCGTAGCAGCCAGGCCGCGAGGGGCACGCTGGGGAGGCTGGCTTCTTGGCTTGGCATAGCAAGGCCGGTGATTGAGGCGAGCGGTACGCGAGCGTCCTCGGAGAGGCTTTGAACATAATATACAGAATGGGTCAGTAGACCGCCGCTAACCGCCTGATTTTGGGCGGTTTTTGCGTTTGCGAAGCCCGGCATCGACAGCGCCACCAGCGCGACGACCGCAGCCGCCGCGCCCATTCGGTCCAGCATCAGCCGCCACAGGGCGCGTTCGGTCGCCGTCGTGGCGCGCTCGGCATGGATCATGGCGATCCAAGTCGGGCCATCGAGCTTCGCAAGAGCGCAAATCTGCGCAATTCGCTCATCAGAGATCGGTTTTTCGCCCGCGCGGGCCTTCGACAGCAGCTGCCTCTGAATTCCCAGTCGGGCCGCCAAAGCGTTGTCAGACGGGATTCCCGTGCGTTCGCGGGCGGCATCTAGCAGTTCACCTACGGCGGTCATGGTGTCCTCTTGGTTGACAACGTGTGGTCCTTTTAGATTACATGCTCCGCGTGGTCCAGATGGACCACACCCGCCACCGGCACCCCAAGGCCGTGGGCGGGTCCCCTTGGGGGCTTGGGGTAGGGGACAGGGATGATCGATCCGTTCATTGCCTTCGTGCTGCTGGCGGCCATCGTGGCCGTATCCATTGGCAGCGCCAAACTCGTTTCGTGGTGCCTCGACCGGCGCGGGGAGTCCGCCCGTCGCAGCGCACACGAAGCGGCCTTCGTAGACCAGGCACGCGCCGAACTGGCTGCAACCGGGTGGACCGAAGATGACGAGTCCGCATACCAGCGCGCCCCTTACGCCTACGACCGCGAACTGCCGGGGATGTGGGAGGCGTCGGATTTCGTAGGCGGTCGCGATTACGACCAGGATCCGGTCACTTCCTCTGAAAAGCTCTATCAGGCCGAAATCGCCGCCACCAAGCGCGGCGATCTGCTGGCCGCAGCCCGATTCGCCGAAGAGCAGGAGCGCGCCGCATGAGCAGGTTTCCCTCATTCGCCGAACTGGCGGAGTTCGACATGGGTCTTGCGGCATGCGCCGCGCTGATCACCGTTTGGCTGGGAGCGGCGTTGCTCTCCATCTTGATCGAGCAGGCATGGCTGGCGCTTCGTCGGCTGTGGAAGCTCAGCAAGGGGCGTTGCAATGGTCGGTGATCGCGCGGTGCTGGCCGGGTCGGGACTCCCCTCGTCTAACAGGGGAGTCAGTGAATTCAGGAACGCCGATGGAACCCTGACGGTCGGCATTGACTGGTTTTCCGCTTCCATCGACCTGCGCGCAGCGCTGGACGAACTTGCGTTCCGTGATGGCGACAGCTTCGAAGAGGTCCGCCAGTGGATTGAGTTCTCCCCGGAGAACGCGCGCATCGCGGCCCTGCAGGTGTTCTGCTGGTTCTTCGCCGGGCTTGGCCTTGAACTGGATGAAACAGCGGGCGGCGGTCGCTTCTACACGTGGCGCATCAAGATCATCGACGCGGCCAAGAAGTTCGTCGGGATGATCGAACTTGGCGGGGAGCAATGCCGCCGCGCGGACGGCACATATACCGCCCGCATCGAGCTAACCGGTGATGGATGCAAGGCGATAGGCGCAGCGCGCTGCGGCCATGCGCAGCGGTGGCTGGAGCTTCGAGCGAAGCTCGAAAGCTGCGCGGGAAGGATCACCCGTGTCGATGTGTGCGCCGATGACCTGGTGGGCGACTACCCATTGCGTATGGCGCAGAAGTGGTACGCCAATGGCGACTTCGACAACCGTGGTCAGCGCCCCAAAGCGCAGCTGGTGGACGACTACGACAGCGGTGACGGCAAGACGTTCTATGTCGGTGGCAAGAAGTCGGAAAAGCAGCTGCGCGTCTATGAGAAGGGCAGGGAGCAGGGCGACAAGAGTTCGCCTTGGGTGCGCTATGAGGCGCAGTTCCGCAACTCCAACCGCAAGGAACTGCCGCTCGACATTCTGCGTGATCCGGCGTCCTACCTGCTGGGTGCCTACCCTGTCCTGTCCTTTCTGCGCTGCGTCGCCACGCGCATCGAAATCACGAAAGCCGCCGTCGAGGCGACGTGGAAGAGCGTTCGTCGCCACATCCGCCGCCAGTACGGCGCGGCCCTCAATTTCATCGCCAAGAACTGCCCGGACGATCAGTCCCTGCGGTCGGTAATCGAATCCTGCACTTCGCCATCGCTGCCGAAGTGGGTCACAGGCGACACAGCAGCGCACTGGCCCGAAATCGCGGCCGTACAGCAAACCTCAAAGGGGTAACGAAATGATCAAGGTCACCGTACTGGATTCGCAGATCAACGAGCGTGGCGGCAGCTTCACCAACGACCGCAACGAAAACGTTGAATTCACTACCCGCAAGCAGCGCGCCAAGCTGGAGGCGGACGGTTTCGCCTATCCGTTCGACGTGCGCCTGGACAAGGGTCAGCCGGGTTATCAGGCAGGCGAGTACGAGCTCGACGTCCCGGCCATGCTGCAAGTCAACAAGGGCGTTGCAACCCTGAGCAAGTTTACGTTGCTGCGCCCGCTGCAGAAGGCTGCGCCGCGCCCGGCAGTGCAGGCCTAAGTCATGGCGCGGTACGTCTACGAATGCCTGCAATTCAACCAGCAGACCGGCACCTGTGAGCAGGCTGGATTCGTGCCGCGCACCGATATTCCTGCACTTACCACTGCCGAGGTGTCGGGAATCCTGTCCATGGTTGCGGTGTGTTTCGCCGTGGCATGGGCATACAAGCAGATAGGCAGATCCATCCGAAACTAACGAAGGGGAACACCATGGAACTCGACGCAACCGCCGCATTGACCGTTCTGGCAGCACTGTCCGCTGTCCTGGGCACCATCGGCGCGGCCAAGCTCGCACCGGCCGCAATCTCGGTCGGCTTCAAGTGGATCAAGGGCGCGATCTTCGGCTGATCGCTGTAACACGGGGCCGGGCAATCCGGCCCCTTTTCTATGGGGGATTCGTGATGCTGGGTCTATTCGTTCTGTGTGCCGGTACCGCCGCGCTGTACATCGCCTTTGGAGATTGACTGTGCGCCTTGTAACTGCACTGGTTGCTGCCTGCGCGCTTCTGCTAGCGTCGGCCGCTTCCGCATCAGGGGGGAAGTATGCGAGCCAAGGCGAAGCCTACGCAGCGTGCATGGCCGACGCTAAGAATGGTCCTTCGTCATGGCAACCAATGCGTTGCAACGAGAGCCTCTACAACGGCGGCGGGGGGTCCTACTCGGCATGGGCCGCGTCGGGGCGCGATGTGGGTTGGCCCGCTTATTGGTGGTCGGCTGGTACCGACTGTAAGGATCGCCCCTATGAAGCTGGCTGGGAGGGGAGCTCCACCCCCGGAATCGTGAACGTTTGCCATAACGGTTGCCTTTATGAGAGTTCGCTTGATCCTGAGGCAACCTCGGGAGTCGGCTACTTCCCGATGCCAAAAGTCTGTACTACCAACGATGCTCCAGAGCCCAAACCGGCCACGCCAGGTGGCGGTGACGATGGCGGCGGAACTGGAGGTGAAACGGGTGGTGGTGATGGGGATGGTGGTGGTGACGGTGGTGGTGACGGCGACGGCGACGGCGACGGCGACGGCGGTGGTGATGGTGGGGGCAATGGGGAGGGTGGCGGTAACGGCGATGGTGACGGCGATGGGGGCAGCGACGGCGGGGGAGATGGCGACGGTGATGGTGACGGTGATGGCGAGAATCCCAGCCTTCCGGAGAACCCTACATATCCCGGCGACATCCCCATGCCGTACGCCGATCCGCCGATTCCGAGCAGCTACCTCGGCCAGTGGTCGAGCGGCCTTGGGGGTGGCTCCTGTCCTGCCGCGAAGGTCGTCACTGTTGGCCTTGGACCAGTCTCTACATCCGTAAGTTTTGAGTTCAAACCGCTCTGCGATTTCGCGCTGATGATCAAGGGCTTGGTCATCGCCTGCGCCGGGATCGCAGCTGCATATATCGTTGCAGGAGTGCGCAAATAATGCCGTGGTTAGCAGCCTTCCTTGTCCAGCTTCTGGGCAACTCTCTCGCCCGCGTTCTTACTGGCGCTGGCCTCGGTCTTGCAACAGGCGCAGCCCTCTTGCCGCTCGTCAAGGGCGCACTGAACCTCATCACCCAGAAGTGGTCTGGCATCGCGGCCGATCTCGCCAATGTGATGCTCATGGCCGGGGCAGGGGAGGCGATCACCATGATCGGTTCCGCAATCGTGACCAAGGTTGTCATTGACGCGGGCAAGGTCGCTATTCAGAAGGCAGCTTCCAAATGATGTATTTGATTTCCGGTCAGCCCGGTAACGGCAAGACCTTGCGCGCAATGTCGATGGCTCTTGAGTTCTACGAGCAGAACCAGCAGCAGGTGAAGGAAGGTAAGGCGCAGCCGCGCCGATTCTTCACCAACATCGCGGGCGCCACAGTAGAGGAGGGCGCAGACGCTTTCCCGTGGTTGGAGAAGCTGCCCGAACACAACGATTGGACACAGCTTCCGGACGGCTCTTTCGTGATCTACGACGAAGCGCATTCCGATGGCAACACTCAGGGGCTGGAGCGTTACGGCAAGCTGTTCCCGTCGACCGGAAAGCCGGGTGAATCCGATGATCCTCGCATCCGTGCTATGTCGACGCATCGGCATCGCGGTTTCGATCTTGTGTTCGTCACGCAATGGCCGAACAAGATTCACCACCAGGTGCGCACTCTCATCGGTTCGCACACGCACATGAATCGTTCGTTCGGCATGCAGCGGGCAGGCGTCCTTACGTGGTCCCGCGTCCAAAGTGATCCGTACGATGAAAAGGTGCGCGACAAGGCCGAAGAGGAAATCTGGGCTTACCCCAAAGCACTGTATAGCCGCTATCGCAGTGCGACGTTGCACACGGCCAGCCACAAGTTCAAGGTGCCTAAGAAGGTCTGGCAGGCGCTGTCCGTCACCATTGCGCTGGTCCTTGGTGTCTGGATGATCTATGCGTTCATCATCAAACCGCCAGCTGTACCAAAGAAGGTGGATCAGGGGGCCGGTGCTTTGCCGGCGGCTGGAGCCCTGGCGCCCTTGGGCGCGGGCGGGCCGGCGGCACGGCCCCTCAACCGTGAGGAGTACATTGAACGTCACAAGCCGCGGATTGAGTTTCAGCCGTGGTCTGCCCCCGCCTTCGATGATCGCAGCGTTCAATCGCAGCCTGAGTTGTACTGCATGGCATCCGGCACCACGGAGCAGGACACGACGTGCACGTGCGTAACAGAGCAGGGCACCAAGGCCAAGATTTCCATCCCGGTATGCGTGGCGATCGCACGCGATGGCCCGGCTTACAATCCGTATCGCGCTCCCCGTCAGCAGTCCGAACCTGTTCGGGAAGAAGAATCCCGGAGTATTGCGAAGGCCGCTTCAACGGATTCGCCTGAGGCGACCGCTCACGCGCTGATTGAGGTTGGCAAGCGTCCTATGGGCACATTCCCAGAGACGCCGCCGTACCCGGCAAGCTTCTAACGTGACGCATCACGGGCGCAGGTCGAAGATACCTGCACCCATCCGTTCTCAACCCTTCGGAACGTTTGACCATTGATGCATCGGTGTCCTGGGGGCAGGACCTTCGGGGCTTCCGTTCGGCCCGCAGCTTCGCGCTGCTGGCGCACCTCATCGAGCGACATGCTCTGGCCGATCTGCCGGGTAAGCTGCTCGACGGCGCGTTCCTGTTCTTTCATGGCTGCGTGTCCTGCGACCCCCAAGACACCGCATGTGGCAAGCAGCAGAGCGCTGCCGCCTAGGAACACCCCTAACGCCACCTTCCAAACCAACCCCGTTGAATTCGCCATCTATGGCACCCCAAGTGATCCAGCGGCCATTCTACGGGGTGTAGGGGCGGCGCCCCTACGGAAGCGCCTCACACGCGCTGGCGAGGCTGAGGCCCTTGTTCATGAAGAGCTGCACGCGGTGGCTCGGCGTCAGGACCAGCCATCACCGTGGAAGACCGCTTTGCGCGACGATGAGCAACCTCAGCCAGGTCAACGATGCCTGCTCGCCCGAATGGCCGTTTCTGACCGCCTCGGGCAATCTCCATCATTCGTCGCCATTCCTGCGCCTGTGCGGCCAGCAGGGACAGCCAAGCAAGGTCCTGCGGTTCCAGCTCGCGGCCTTCGGGTGTGACCAGTCGGCCACCCTTAAACGAAAAACCGGCCCAAGGGCCGGTTAGGTTGCGATCACGCACAATCAGGCTCCATGCCACAGCAGGGCCAAGGGTCGAGGCAAGCCCCGTGCCAGTCTGGCCCAGATGCTTCGAACATAATATACATTATGCGAAATGCTGTGTCGGGCTGCTGCGGCGTTCGTATCCTCCGCATGGCAATGGCTGGGCCTCTGGCTCGGCTCTTGCCTGCGACCTGGGACCCCGGCCAAGGATGAGATCGCGGCATGATTGAGTTCGACCCGCACCACCGTATTGACTTGACCGGCCCTTGGGCCGGTTTTTCTTTCCTGGGCGACCGTCTGATTACGCCCGAAGGCCGCGAACTGCTGCCCGAAGATCTCGCCTGGCTGTCGCTCACAGCCTGCCAAGCGCAGGAATGGCGCCGGATGATGGAAGCTGCACGCTCGGCACCGTCGATCGACAGTTCCAGAAATGTGCGTAATCGCGACGCCGGCTTTCGCCATCATCCTGCCACTGTCGTCAATCTGTGGGATGTGGTCAGCCGTCGCAAAGAGCGTTCGGCGGTGGCGATGGCTGGCCCTGACGCCGAACCTCCCGCAGCAGTCCTGCCGGTACCGGGGCCGAGACCACGCCAGCGCGTGTGAGGCGTTTCCGTAGGGGCGTTGCCCCTACACCCCGGCTACAATGCGGGCTGGACGCCTTGGGGGCCGTATGGAACGCGAACGACACGAACCGACCTTCGGAAAGCCAGACCTGCACGACGTGCATTTCCGCAGCGACCGCTCACGACAGATCCGGCGCACCGAGCAAACATCACCGTGGATTTACATGGGCGTCGGCGCTGCCCTGTTGATCGCGATTGCGATGGGCCTTATCGAATGGAACGCCCGCCGACAGGCCGCCGCAATGACGCGCGAACTAACGCGCCCGATGACCGCCAAGGAAGAGGCGCAATTCAATGCAGACATGCAGAAGTTTGATCAAGAGTTCAGGGCGGCCATGCAGCAAGCAGCACCGCAACCGCGCGTGATCACCCTGCCCGTCGCAGATCCCGCGCCGCAACCGCTTAGACCTGGGGAACGCTGCATTCAGGGGCGCAGATTCCAGCGCATTGAGGGTGGATGGCGAGATCGTCCCAACGACCCGTGCTGACGAAGCGTTAGGACTGCTCTCGCTTCTGCCGACGGCCGAATGCCCGATCCATCCATCGGGCAATCCAGTAGTGAATGTCGAGGTATCGGCGCAGGCTCATGCCCGCAGTATAGGCGCCAGCAGTCCTATGAACGCAAGGTGCGCGACGTAGTAGCCGTAGAACGCCCACCGCCCACGCGGAACCGGCCACGCCGTGTGGGATAGCCCCACGGCCACCGGAATGGCTGCCAGCGACCACAGGTTGCCGTTGAAGACACACAGAGGCGCGAATGCCGCCAAGGTCAACAGCGGCCGCCCTGTGCGGAATCCCAACCATGCCAGAAGGACGAACCCTACCCCTGCCCACTGGTAGTCCACGAACAGCGGAAATATAGCCGCGGCTAAAGCCAGGACGATCCATTTCCGCTGGCCGGCTGCGTAGACCGCCGCAGCGCACAGGGCGAACGTGAGCAGGATGTTCAGCGGCAACCAGTAACCGAAAGCCAACGCGTGCACCGGCTGCGCGATGACACCCCACAGCGCGAGCCTGCGGACAGACTTACCCACATCCGCACCGGGCTGAGCGAGGTTGTAGGCCATTACCAGTGCGAACAGCGGGAAGGCCACCCGCCCCGCTTCGCTGAGTCCAGGCACGTACCCGCCATAGATCACCTTGGCAACATGATCCCCGGACATGAGGATCACGGCCAACCACTTCAGCACTTCGCGCGCACTGCTGCTCACAATTTGTTCGGCCCCGGCGCCGTGGTCATGTAGGAATCAGATCGATAGGACGGCGACTCTGGAAACGTGCCCATGGAACGTTCAACGTGCTGGGCAACACCCCGACACGTCCCGTTGCTGCACCCGGCCGAGATCGATCGAGATCCTCAACACGCTGGGTGCTGCGCTCTTCTGAACGCTCTCGATAGGGGTTATAGACCGGCCCGTTCCGAGCCAGCGTGCGGCATTCCGGCTGACTCAACTCATATGCCGTGCCCTGCTCCGTCAGACACCGGCAGCTGGCCTCCTGTCGCACGCCCTGCGCATCCAGCCCTTCCAGCGACGACATACACACCAACTGCGGATCCGAACGCGCCTGCCGCTCATCAAAGACCGGTGCTGTCCAGGGCATGGTACTGATGCGCGGCAGGTGATCCTTGGCATATGCAGCGGCAGTCGGCCAACGCGGCGCATCTTCCTTGGCTCCCGCTGGACGAAAGGGCGAAGGGGCCGCATCGGCTGACGCCGATTGCGTCCCCTCTTTCCCCTCGCCACCGACGAAGCTGGAGGGACGAAGCGACGTGTATGCCAGATAGGCGAAAACGATGGCAGCAACCGCCAGCACCGGCAACAGCATCACCTTGAAGGGAATGCGGGCCTTGATCGTGTGTACCTCAGCGGACTTGTATTGACCGAAGACCTGCGAGGGCAGCAACCGGGTCGTGCGCTGTGCCATGTCGCGCTTCGCCAGCGACTTGATTTCTTCGTTCAACTCACCCCAGCGGTACACGTCGAGCATCTTTGTGCCGAAGCGACGAACCACATGTGCATGCGACCCGATCAGGCCACGCACGAACGGGTAAAGCTGGTTCGGCTGCTGCGTGGTCCATACGAAGTCCAGGCCACGATGGCGATGCTCAGCCAGTTCAAGCACGTGGCGAGGCGTCTGCTGCCGGGTCGCGTCATGAAGGTGTCCGAACCACTTCCACGCCTCATCGACAAAGATCAACGACCCATCCGGGACGATGTAGTTCCCCTCGGCGTCCTTGTTATTCCAGTGGCGCGGATCATCCAGCACCGTAGCAAGGCCGGGATCAAGTCCGTCGATGCCAGCAGCGAATATCGGCCGGCTCGCCGCCTTTGCTTCGGCGACAAGGCGCTCCATCATCAGCGCCGTTTTGCCGTTGCCCGGCTGACCGGTGAAGAGTTCGATAGGCATGTCAGGCCCGCTTCGTTAGGAACGTTTTTGCGGCACCCACGGCGAACTTCGCAGTCGCCGCCGAGGCGATCATGGTGCAGGCCACGTCGAACTTCATGAGTCCCGCGTAAGCAACGACCAGTGCGGGTGGTCATCGGTGACAAGCCCGGCGGCTTCGGCGCCTATCGTGATGGCTGGGAGATCTACAGCCGCGCGGCCTCCGAGAACAAGCAGATCGTCGTCGCTGAAGGCTGGTCGCACTACGACCTGTACGACAAGCCGGAGCCGGTCGCAATCGCGATGGCGCAGGTGGTTCCGTTCTTCAAGGCCAACCTGTGACGGAGCGGCGGCCGCCCGATCCCAAGCGGCCCCGAAGCTGAAAGCCGCGAATCTCATACGGCATCCGGTCGACCGGCGCATGCACGCCGGTCGACCCACACGCAAAGGAAGTGAAGATGAAGCCTCTACTGACTGGAAAGACCGCCATCATCACCGGAGCCAGCAAGGGCATCGGCCTGGCCACGGCCAAGCTGTTCGTCGAGCAAGGCGCGAATGTCGTCCTCACTGCGCTCAAGCAGGCCGACCTTGATGCCGTGGTGAAGGACATCCAGGACGCCGGTGGCAATGCACTGGGCATCGTCGCGGACTCGGCCGATCCGGTAGCGCCCCGGCTGGTGTTCGCCAAGGCAATCGAAGCGTTCGGCCAGGTCGACATCCTGGTGAACAACGCCGGGTATGGCGACATGATGTCCATTGAAGAGTACACGGACGAGCACTTCGACGAAGTGGTGCAGGTGAACTACGCCGGCGTATTCCGCTTCTGTCGCGAGGCCGTCGGTCACTTCCTGCCGCGAGGCACCGGCGCCATCGTTAACGTTACCTCGGTGAACGGATCACTGCCGCTGGGCGGCCTGGCGTACGTCTCCACCAAGGCCGCAGTGAACGCGATGACCACCAACATCGCGGTTCGCTTCTCGGGCACCGGCATCCGCTGCAACGCGGTGGCCCCGGGCAACACCGATACGCCCATGGCCCGTGACTGGGCGGCCGGCAAGCTCACCGGCGGATCGACGATGGTTCCCTACATCACCAAGCACACCGACCAGTCCCTGCCGTTCACGCAGCCTGAGGATCAGGCGAACGCCATCCTCTATCTGGCAAGCGACATGGCGCGCGCCGTCACCGGGCGAGTTCTGGTGGTAGACAACGGCGCCTACATCGGTGCCTGACAACAAGGAGTCATGATCATGAAGAACGTTCTCATCCTGGGCGCAAGCGGCCAGATCGCCCAATGGGTCATCAGATCGCTCGCCACAGAGAAAAACATCCAGCAGACCCTGCTTCTGCGTGACCCGAAGAAACTGACGGGCAAGGAACCTGCCAACGCGAAGGTGGTCATCGGCAACGTCCTGGACAAGAAGCTGCTGAAGGATGCGGTCGCAGGACAGGACATCGTCTATGCCAACCTGACCGGCGAAGACCTGGACAAGCAAGCACAGGCGGTGATCGCCGCGATGGACGCCGCAGGCGTCAAGCGCTTGATCTTCGTCCTCTCGCTGGGCATCTACGACGAGGTTCCGGGCAAGTTCGGCGAGTGGAACAACGCCATCATCGGCGAAGACCTCAAGCCGTTCAGGCGTGCAGCGGACGCAATCGAGGCCTCGGGCCTGGACTACACGATCCTGCGCCCGGCCTGGTTGACCGACGAGGACGAGGTGGACTACGAGACCACGGAAAAGGGCCAGCCGTTCAAAGGCACCGTGGTTTCCCGCAGGAGCGTGAGCGACCTGATCAACCAGATCATCGTCGAACCGGCTCTCCACACCGGTAGGAACCTGGGGTTGAACAAACCAGGGAGCGACGGCGACAAGCCGTACTTCATGTAACCGCGACGGATCCCGGGCGCCCAGTGAGAATACTGCACCTTGATGCCAGTGGTCCCCCGCGCCTGCGAGCCATGTGTCCTCATGGCCAGCATGGCTCCTATTCCCGTCGGCTCAGCAGGCATTCCCCCGACGACCGCTTCCTGCAGTTGCGCCGCCAATCCATGCAGTTCGTGGAGGATCGGCCAATACAGGGCTTCCAGCTCGTCGAGCGGCAT